GGATTTCGCAGCGAAAAGACCAACGTTCCCTGAGCCACTTGAATATGTGGCTTCCCACTCTAACTCGTTCTTGATAAGAATTGGAGAAACAAGTGTATATGTTAATCCTGTCGGTGTACCTGCTGTAGTCGTAATTGCTACACCCGCATCTGTTTGCAACGTGAATGTTGTTGTACCATTTGTTGCTGAAACCGTGTAAATCGTGCCTGTGGCATATCCTGTGATGGTGCCTGTTCCACCGAGTGTCCCGGTGATGACAACTTTGTCACCGACAACCAATGTACCTGCTGCACATGAAAATGCTCCTGCAGTACTCGTGATGACAACTGTTGTTAATGCTGTACCGACAGCGCCCTTAACAGCTGAAGCATTCTTTGCCGCAGTACCTACTGCACGCACAACCTTTAGGTTGTTTGAATAGCTTAAGAAATTGGCAGCTGCGAAGAAACTCGTGGCGGTTGTTGTATTGGGCTTACCGAATGTTTTTACTAATTCTAATTCTGAGCTAATGGTTACTGCGTCGAGAACTGGCCCCCATTGAAATGCACCGACAAAGCCACCAATTGATGTGGCGACTGCGGGCACAACATTCGTTAGGTCCTTTTCAACAACAAGTACACCCGGTGATAATTGAAATGCCATGTTATTCTCTCCTGTAAATGATTTTTAAAACCTGTTGGTCCTGTCATTTCAAACGTTTATATAAAAAACGTGATGTTTCTGAGGTTTAGAATATTTATACTTTTATAACTCTTTACTCCCCGATAATGTCTTTCCAAAGAAGTTTTGGGTCGGTTGACCACACAGTATTGCCTGCAAGCCAGACTTCTTCCTTGTCTCCCGTGTCAATAACACCAAAGGGTGTCAGTTCATCTTCAATTTGCAACATTTGTTGTTTGTACATCTTCTCACGAACATTGACATCGGTGAGTTCTTGAAAATACTGATTGGATGTCAACCATCCAAACAACACCATTGTCATGACCAAATCGTCATGATATCCTTCGTCTGCTGTATAACTACCATTCTTTTCAATGAATGTAGAGAATTCGTGAATGGTTTCAGCATCAAATATATTTAGTTTTTTTTCTTCGAGTAAACTCTTAATGGCAAAACATCCCTGGCGCTTCACAGACTTTGTGGTTCTCACACCCAACGTTGTTGTTTTACTGAATCCTGGGCTAATATACGTTCTCCCATTCTCTGATATTGTGGACAGAATGTTTTCATATTCCAATTCACTGTGCAAGATGTCGGCGATTTGCCCTCCAATGTCATTGGTTTCAATTAACACATAGGCATTGTTGTAATCTTTCGCTGCTTTGAAAATCACATCAGGGAATAGCATTGGAGCAATGGTGTTGTTACGAAACTTACCCACCAACTTGTAAGGCATTGCTGTCACATCAACAATCGTGAACGCAGAATAATCGCCCCCAACCCCTCGCGCTACATCTACTGTTATTATATAGTTCTTTCCTAGTTCTGGGTTTTCATACAAATCCAATCCCATCTCACTGTGATATTCCGGATCACGGCTACTCATATACCCCAATGTCTTACCATTAATCAACGTGTTACTTGACCCCAAAAATTGACAGAGAACTTCTTGGTTAAACTTCACTTCTCCCAGTATTCGAAGTTGTTCTTCTGCCCAGGCTTCATCTCTTCCTGGAATTTCAGTATACGGAATGAAGTGATGAACGAAATCGTTTTTCCCTTGTTCCGCCTCATTCCAAAACTTCCAAAAGTGATTATACCCATACGGGGTTGATGTCAGAAGCACTTTTGTTGTGACACCCGCAGAAATTGTAGGATACACAGATGCAAAGAATTGTTCAGCAACGTTGTTGGGAATAATAGATGCTTCATCAATGTACAGCCAATTCACCGACTTACCACGAATACCTGACGTTGTTGTTGCTGATGTAAACACCTTACTTCCATTCTCTAGTTCCACATTACCTTTGTTCCATGTTCTCACACCTTGTTGCATCCACAAAGGAATGTTCTCGTACATGATTTGATATCTATCCAAGACTTCCCGAGCAGCACTACCTTTATTGGCAAGAATTGCCACAGTCTTATTTTCTTGAAACAAGGTATACCACAGAATACATGCAGCAGCAGTAACCGTTTTGCCCTGCTGCCGCCCTTCCATGAGCACAACTTTTCTGTTATTCAGAATGACATTAACTTTTTTCTTTTGACATTCATATAATTGAAACTTCACCAACCCTTTGTCCAATGACACGATGTAACAATACTGTTCAATGAAATACACAGGGTCCGCTTGACACTTCACGATTTCTTGAATTTGTTGTGCTGTGAATTCGTGTTGGTGTCCTACTGTTTTAAGATTGGGATTGCCATGATATGAATTTTCCGTCATGCTATTACATCAATGGATTCCCCTGTCGGAATCTGACCCTTCATCGCCTTCAGTAATTCTGACGTGGAGCCCACAAACAAGTTGTTTTGTGTTTGTATTTTTGGAGCGTCAATCTTCTCCAACTCTTTCTTTCTCTTTTGAACTTCCAGTAAATCTTTGGCAACATCGCTCACCGTTTTAATCAATTGTCCCACAACTTCATAGGCACGAGGATGATCACTGTTCTTGGCAATATGTAAAATCCCATCCACCGCTTCATTGCCTTTACTTATCAAATTGTGTAATGTTTCACGCGCATGTTGAGCATCATCTTCTATACTCGGAATTGCTACAGGAAACACTTCACTCGAAGTAACAGGAACAACATTGAATTTTTCATCTAACGACATGGTTATTCACCTTGATATATTGTATCAAAATCTGTAATATAATTGTATGCATCTGTGGGAAGTGCGTCGGCTGGGCTTACTGTAGTTGTTATTTTAGTACCAACTTCCGTGTTCACAGGCACAGTTCCAAATGCGAGTGTGTTATCAATATACAAATTTTGTATCGTTTCTTTAATGAGAGTTGCATTGTCAACATACCCATAGAAGTTCAACTTCACGGTGAAATTGAAATCCCATATGATGGTCAATCGTTTGTCAAATCCTCCCTCATATTCATCATTGTAATTCACACTGTCCAAAATGATTTGCAAGTCACGTTTAATGCCCAATTCAGGGATTTCATTCACGGTGATACTGAAATCAGGATTAAAGAATGGAAATATTTGTTCAACAATTTGCAATCCATCATCTTGATTCTTGGCAAACACACTCATACTGATATTCATGTTGTATGGTGTCGATGTATAGGCATGTCTCACAACACTGGTATCAGTATTAATGGTCCGTATGTTTTGTGTGAGTGCCAACTTTCGTGATGCATCATAGGAAAAATTTGTAATTTCAAATCCAATTCTTGGCAACGTGATGGCAAAGGGCTGGCGATTTTCATCTATTTCTGGAGCTTCGCGTATACGGTCAATGAACTTTTGCTTTGGTGCATAACTCAAGGGAACAAACAAACTTTGGGCAACATCACCATTACTATCTAACCGACGAACTTGAATGTTATTAAATAACGTTCCAAAGGCAATGATTGCTCGGCGAACATGTTCGTGGTAAAAGTGTTTGTTTTTGAACATTATATTTCACCGAAAGGATTTTGTGTTGAGAAATCCAGGATGTCATTCCCTGATGTTCTGAATTCCGCGTTATCACTGAATGGGACCGATGCCGAGGTGCCATACGTTTCCTGAATGACACTGAAGCCATCTTCCGTTAATAGAAAATCACCAGTTTCCAACAACACTTGATAGGTGAAGGCATCTTGTGTTTCTGAATCATCCAAATCAACAATGCCTGTATCAAATGTTTCTGAGCTTGATTGAAACAATTCACATTGCATACTGAAAATATGAAACTTTCCTAATTGATAAAATGGGTCCAAGTGTTGAACAAATTTAATTTCAAATACACTATTCGTCGTAGGGAAATAAATTAAATCTCCTTCGGCAGGACGATTTAACAATTGCAATCCTGTATTGCTTCCTACAACATCTTCCCATCTGCGCTTTGATACAACAAAGGTTGCTTGGTGATTTACTTGAATACCAAATTTAGAAAATAGTTCACCATCACCTTCCCACCCATCGATATTTGTTAAATACATTTCAATGGGATATGATTCGTCAAAATGACTTAGCACATCTTCACCTA